ATCCTCAGGGAACCCTAAATGAAGACCCAGCCCTTGCCATATGTATGGATCACCGGCATTTGAAGAATCTAGATCTGAAACTAGATTCATAGATGAATTAGATTCATTCCAAGTCAGGATACCGTTGCTCGCAAACCATCCATTAACTCTGTTGTATGGAGTAGTGTCGATAACGGCAGATTCAAAAGTGGATCTGTAAGCAGCCGGAAGATCTCTGCCGCTGATTCCGCCAAGAGGTCTGGGATTGCGGAGTGCTTGGGGATCGTCGTATCTGATTCTTCCAAGCATATTTTGGGGATGATCTGGATCCCAACATTCCTCGCAAACTAGAAGATTGGTGCTGACAAGATTGACGGTTTCAGACTTGAGATCCTTTAGATCGTATCTAAAACCACATCTGTCGCAGAAGCCAAAAGCCTTCTTGCCTTTAGCGTAGGAAGCCACTCAGTCGTACCCTCCGGGGAACAACCTTAGCGGCGATTTCTCCCTGTCCTCTTCAACTGCATACTGAAACTGCTCATCGTAGATTTGTTTCAGCATTTGGATTCTGTCTGCAACCTGAGGCTTTTTCAGCGCAATGTTATAAGCCAGACCGGCTACGAGAGCGGGCCAGAACCTAGCGGGCACGTCTGCTTCATAAGCGCCTCCGGGTCCGGTGTCTTCCATTCTTCTTATATATGTGTAGACAAGTTTCTGGGTAGCATCGTTGGGTACAGGCCAGAGATTCAAATTGATCTGTCCTTGCTGCCTGTCAACGTAAATCTGAGTTGGTCTTCCTTGAGCGAGCTTCGACGGAACGCTTTGGAAAGTACTTCTCGATATTCTGCTTAGATCATAATCGACCTGCTTGTCAGCATCGCCAGCATCGGATCTGAGAACTGCTTCGAGTATCGAAACGGCAACATTCGGAGAAGAGTTGACTGCGGTGTACTGCCCCTGACCAGCAACCAAATCTTGAGTGTATTCGCTAACACACCACAGGTTAATACCTCGGTTAGCCCACTCCATAAGTAGGAGATCTAAACTTCTTCTGGCTGTCCGAAGGTCATATCCAGAAGTAATTATCAATCCCGCTCTCTCGAATGCTTCTTCTGCAATTTCTCCAACATCAGGAAGAAATGAAACGCTGCCGCTAGTTGCCACGGATAACCTCCAAAACTTCCTTGTTGAAATCGTCCTGTTCTTTTTTAATGTGTCTTATATCGACCTTGAGATCATTCAGTATCTCTTTGTTGTGCTTTACTTCAGTTTCTATTCTCTCTATCTTGATCTTCACATCAGAAACTTCAGACTGCTCAGCAAGGGAACTATGCCCATTAGCGGAAGTGTGTGAAAGTTGCATAGTAAAAAGGCCCCCAACGGCAGAAGCTACAATGCCGATGGAAGCCCAGAAAGTTGTTACGTTTATTGCTGAGTTTATAGGTGACATTTAGAAACAGGCTGTAGCCGGGCTGTGCATTTGAACGTCGGCGCCGGTTCCGTCGCAAAAGCAGTAGTAATCACTTGTGTCGTTATAGAAAAAATATCCTTCGTCTTTACCTGAGCATGGATCAGCAGTTACTAAAGCCTTTTCTTTATACACATCATTCGTCGCGTCCCATTCCAGAATGGCACCATCCGTAGTCGAAGCATTATTGTCATCTACCGTTGCGGCAGAGATTAACGGAAAAAACTTTCCTGTCGCGCTTCCAACGCCCCAACCTCGCGTTCCATGCAAGCGAAGATTAAAGCCTCCATAACCATAAACTTTCATAACAACCGCATCATAAAAACCTGACCAGTTGCCGAAAGTTGCCGGTGGCCTCAACTGAAACATCGAAGCGCCTGAACCAATATGATGATTGAAGTATGCGTAATCCATCCCGATACCAGCCCCACCTGCGGGTATTTTAAGTCCTGTCTCCCATCCTGCATACTTCTTATCGACAAGGCAAGAAGATGCGTCAACAGCACTAAGGCAACCTCCGCTATACTCCGCTTTGAATGCATCTCTAAGTTGAAAATATCCGCCTACGCTAGTGTTGGTAGTATCTTGAACAAGCGAACTCGTGGCTACAAACCCATCTGTATTCACAGGAATTCGCGCTGACTGTATTGTTTTAATGCCTGTGGCGGTCCACTCGCCATACGGAGTAATTTCTATAGCGACATCAGTTTCTGCTGTGGCTGCATCCGCATCCGTTTTATATATATTAATACCAGTAGTTTCGTATTGAGTTGCGCCAGCTTGCTCGGTTATTTTCGTTACCGTGTAGCAGGGTGCGAACGTGTAGTCGCCGGACCAGCGTATTCCAGCCGGATACCTATAATCTGCCGACTGACCATACCAATGAGTCGCAAAGGTCTCTCTACTTACCGGCTCAATGGCTTTTATTTGAAGCCAAAACTTTCCGAATGTTGCTGTTCCCGGTATGTAATAATCGTTTGCTGAGTCTGATACACACCAGTTATCAGCAGTTATTTTGGCAGGGAGCGGCCCAGTACCCGAATCAATGCTCCAGTTATATAAATTGGATGTATGCCCTCCGTAACCACCAGAAGCAAAATTATTATCTAGCCTTGTTCCGGGTGGTCTAGTTGTGGTAGTTCCATCATAAGCAGTTTCCACACGGCTAGACCCAGAAAGCACGAGCAGCTTTCCTACTCCAACAAATTTAGATTCATCATTTGAAATACCACCAAGGGAAACATCAACATAGCTTCCGGTTGTAACGGGAACCGTTGCTGTTCCGTAAGCAGCGCCCCAGTTAGGGATCGTGGTCAACCTTATGCCGTTTATACCTTCGTCTCCTCCAGTTTGGCTTCCGCCCGATGCGTAAACAGAAATTGAAGCCGCGTTGGGATCTGTGTCCCCGCCGGTAAATAAGTTAACAACAAGTGGATGAGCTTCAGACGGAGTTAAATTTGTATGGTCAATAAACAAAGAACCTGTTTTCGTCTTAAGAGTTCCCGCGCTCGGGCATGTAAACCACGGCTTGTTCGTATCAACTCCTAATCCAGCGCCGGTACAGTACGCCTTTATTCCGTCTATATTGTAACGGCCTTCATTTTTAGTTCCGACAACCCACTTCGGAGATACAATCGTTGTGTTTATAAGAAGGTCTGGATTTGAGTTTGGAAGAATATTAGTAAGTCCAGTTACGTTCTCTGAACTTGAGTCTGGAGCGACTCCCTGAAGAGTATCGCCAGCATCACTAATCTGATCCCAGCTTCCCTTGATAGTGAGCTTTCCAGTTCCCGCCGTTGTAATCTCAATAACTATATAACGCTTCTTAGACTTAAAAGATTCTACAGTTAGATCCGTAGTCGCTAGCGCAGTAACAAGCGTGCATTCGCCACTGGCACTCAAGTCTCCGCCGCCGCCGCCGTTCGGCGTGTCACAGACATGAAGCTCAGCAGCAAAGCCCCCAGCTCCATTAGACCAGTCAAGCGAAAATAGCGGGTAAGAAAAACCAAGGCTGTACACACCTGCTGTGTTTGAAGTAACAAAATCGACTGTCATCATGCCGAAGTCAACGGAGCTGTCACCATCCTTCGCTTGCTTCTTAACAGATGGAGCCGCTGCATACGATGGCATCGCAAATGCCAGTATCGTAAGCAGTGAAATTAAAAAGTTTTTAATCATTTAAAGTATCTCCAAATTTCAAAAAGTCCCATTCCAGCCAACCAAAAAGCCATATCTTTTCTGGTGTCTGCAACTCTTTCGACAGGCCATTGAAGCCAAAACTCTCTCATGTAAAGTACGGCAGCAGACGAGTAAGCACCGCTGAGTGCAGATAAAGAAAAGCCGCAGATCAAATGCAAAGTCTGATCTACGGCTTCCCTTCCTATGGGACTTAAATTCTTATACCATTTGGGGTCTGACAATGGTTAGCTCAGGTTGTTGTTCTGAATGTACTCGACAGTAAGGACACCGACGCCGCCACCAGCACTAGCGCCATCGTGATAAATTCTCACATCAGAAGTTCCAACATCCTTCCAGAGAGCGTTATCGACAGGAGCAAAAACGGTTCTGGAATTATCAGCAGGCGCAGTCGCGCTGGCAAAACCCTGTCCGGTCGAAGAAGTCCCTAGAGTTATATTCCCAGCAAATACAGTCGTTGGGAATATGGTGCAGTTGATGACCTGACTTCCTGCCGGAATGACGATATCAGTAGCCGTGCCGGAAGCCGCCTCGTTGATTACCGCGCTCTGCGCCATAACAACAGATCCAACATTGGCAACATTACTACCAACAGTAGTGCCAGTCGTGTCTCGAATCGTTCCAGCCTTAATCGGTCCAGTAAAAGTCGTCGTACCCATAATTGTTCACCTCATTGCACGCAATTAATCTGTCAGTCCGCGTGCTGTCTTTTAAGTCTGACAGGATTGGTTTACAAAGCGTTACTTGCGCTTTGCAGATTTCTTAGCTGCTTTCTTCTTAGCTGCCTTCTTGGCTGCGCCCTTCCTCATGTTCATATCTTCCATCATGTCCATGCCCTTGCTATAACCAGCCTTCTTGCCAGCCATCTTCTTCATATTCATCTTCATCTTGCTATTCATTACCATTTCACCTTGTCCGCCCAATACGCAGCGGACATTTTGCCCTTAGCAATATTTTTGCCGTGTCGGGCTTTAAAAGATTTTCGCTTTGCCTTCATTCTGTCTGACTCGCCAGCCTTGGGCTTGCCAGCAGTTTCAGCACCCTTCTCCCCAAATCGGATTAATTTAATTTTACTTCCTTCTTTAGCGAGAACAGCATGACTCTTCTTCGGATGATTGGGAGTTCTTTTAGGTTTGTTATATCCAGAGAATGTTTCACTTCCGCGTTTAATAGCCATGCTAAACCTTCTTTCTGTGCTTCGCAGTTTTCTTTGCTATTGCTTTGGGCTGCTTGGAAAACTGTTTTCCTTTCTTAGTATCTTCTCGTTTCTT